ATGGTTCTGAACCACCTGCCGGTTCATAAGAAGGCATGTCAAAAGTAATAAGATCGCCTGCTTGTAAACCTGTGTAACCCGGCACGGTTAGTTCTAATTTAAATGATTGAAAGGCCAGTCTTTGGGATAATCTTCTTTGTAATATTTCTGTCATTGGTGGATTTTCAACAGGAGTATCATTAACGTAATGTGTATTAGGAGTTTGTGACCATAGATATAATGTGGATTCTGGATAGTCGGATAATGTTTGGCCTTCTCTTATGTAATAAGGTAATATGCCTTGATTGTCGGTTCTTGTACCATCTTTACCTGCTTCAGTGTGAAATAGATTTTTATATTCATCATGGTAACTAAAATCTGTTTCTGTATAAGTTTTATTTAATTGATCGTGTGTTATAAGTTTACTAGCATAAACGCCGTTTCTTAAATTCTTTAATGTATCAAATTGATCTACAATTCTATATGATATGGCAATTTGCATTTCATTTTTAATATCCTTTTCACCACCTTGATTAACATTGGCAGGTTTAGGTCTAAATCTTGCTAATACTGGTCTTGCCGTATTGGCCTCTATTGCCATCATACTTTCTAATGATCTAAAATTAAAACCTCTACTAGTTTCATAAAAATAATAACCAGCACCATAAAATTTTGTACTTCTAGTTTGCAATGCTAATGTATCAATGGCATCTAAAGGTCTTATTCTAGGAAATACGTGTTTATGTAAACCCAATGACGGTTCAAAATAAAAATCTTTTACTGAACCTAAAAAATCTTCGTTTCTTACTATGTTAGCTACTATTTCTGAATATGTACTTGTTTGAGCATTACGTACAACAACTAATTCGTTTGTCATCATTTCTTTACTACAAAAATGTAATAGATAAGTTTGTGCTCTTGGTGTAATGCCTGTTCTATTTTGTATTTTATAAACATACATTGGATTCCCTGACTTAATTGTAAAGTCGTAACCTGATGAACAAGAGGGTGTGAAAAATTTAAATTCTAGGCGTTCATTACCTGTTAATGGCAATTTACCTATTACGTTATTAGCATCTACAATTAATAGGTTGCCAGATAATGTTTTATTGAATATACTTTCATAGATATTCATGTCAACAACCATTGTATCAATACCAATAGAATCTGGTTCGCTACTTCCGTCTTTACTAACGTAAGAAGTTAATCTTATATCGGATAGGTAATAAGCACCAGGCTTTTTTATAGCACTAGCGTCAAGTGTATCATATATGTTCATTTTTACTGAGCCATTAAGTTTTCAAATTCTTCCAACAATAAAGGTAAATATGCTGAGTTTAATAATTTAATCTGTCTTTTTTGATTTTGTATTCTATCTTCGTATTCTCTATTAGATACTGACATAGCATTTGGGGTATCACTATTAACTTCTACAAGATAATTATAATCACTAGGCCCTTCACCTGATGTTTTTCCACTAGATTGAGAAATTTCATAATGATGTACATCATCTGGATTATTATATTTTTCATTTAGATATTGTTCAAATTCGTATGTTGTTAACGGCCAATCGTAATATCTATCTGTAATATTATTTGTTATTAAAACAACCCAATGATAATAGGTACTACCAAAATGTTTTAATGCTGTAATTTCTGGAGTTTCTCCTTCAGGTATATCATATAGATCATATAAACTTGCCTCGTTTAAAACTTTTGATCTTATCTTTACTCTACGTAATAAATTGGTAACCAATTTTTCATTGCCATCACCTTTTAAATCATATAGGCCTTTTGGAAAATATGAAAAATACATATTAGAATCCTTCGCTCATTGTTTTCTTAGTCATAATTTCAGTTTCAGCAAATTTTAAACTCATCTTAGTATAGATAGGGGCAGCACCAAAAGAATCTCCAGCAAATGTGCTGAATACTCCTTCATCACCATGTTGTAAATCCATTTGTTTCAATACACACTTACTAATTCTAGGAATATATGTGTTTCTATTTTCCATGTACATATAAGTTATTTGAAATTGTGATGGTACTATAAAATCATTACCCATATCTGATAATTCTGGGTGCATGTGAAATTTAAATTTCTGTATAATCTTCTGTGCACTTTCTAATTCTTTTTGGTTTTTAGGGGCAAATTCAAATGTATAATCAAATTCTCTCATTGGTACACCTTTAAATACCATTTCTAAATTTGGATTAAACGCTCTGCCTGTTGCCTTTTGTAATGCGCCTTTTAAATCACCAGCACCTGGTATTAAACTAACGGCCATACTGGCAATCTCTGTACCTAGTTTAGCACTTACTTCTTTTATTCTACCTACTAAATCAGCAGGCGAACCTAATTTTGCTCCTAATATATCACCTAACATTCCTGTTTCTGTGCCTTCATGTTGTACACTGTAACTGGTTTTTAATCCTGGTGGTGTATATAAAATTAATGTATCTGATACTCGACTGTGTCTTTCACCTATTGTTCCGGCATTTATACCTGAAGATGCTTTTACTACTCTAGCTTGAGCTGCTTGTTGACTTCTTGTATTTTTATAACCACCCATTTGATTTTCTTTTAAATTTCTCGAATCTGCAACAGGATCGGCACCTAATGATTCTGCTACTTTATTTGAACCTTTTTTTACACTGTTCCAAAGTTGGCCCCATGCCGTATCTGTTTCTAATATATCAAATATGATATAATGACCTGTGCCTAAATTTTGTACATTTTCTGGATACCAAGCTGTTCCATATTCATAAGGATTGGATTTCATATGAGATACAGGACTTGTATCATTTATTTCTAGTGGTGATTTGTTTAATATCTTAGCAGCAGCCGCATTTTGAGCAACACTGTTTTTTGATTTATCAAATAAACTACCAGCAATACCAGCGGCAATACCTAATGCCCCACCGCCTGTAAGATTACCTAAATTCTTTTTGATTATATCTGCTACACCCATACTCGATAAATACCTTTGTGATTAATAGTAATATTTATATGTGATATGAAAGCAAGTTATAAAGGAATATACAAACCCACTCATCCTAAGAAATACATTGGCGATCCAAATAGAATAGTATATCGTTCATTGTTGGAAAGACGTATGATGGTTTATTTGGATAAAAATGATCAGATTGAATTTTGGGCAAGTGAAGAATTGCCTATTATGTATAGATCGCCTATTGATTATCGTATTCATAAATACTTTCCAGACTTTATCTTTAAGTTAAAAACAGGTAAAAAATATATGGTTGAGATTAAACCATATAAACAATGTTTCCCACCAAAAGCACCTAAGAAACAAAGCAGATACTTTATACGTGAACAGTTAGAGTATCTTAAAAATCAGGCCAAATGGACAGCGGCCAAAACCTATTGTGAGGGTAATGATTTAGAGTTTAAAATCTTCACTGAAAAAGATATAGGCGTCTATAATTAGACATAAATATAGTAAATGGCAAGTATATTAGACACTCTAGCAAATAAACAAGGCGATACTCAAAAATCAGCTTCTTGGTATAAAAATGCTGTTTCTTCAATAGCAGATAAAGTAACTGCTAATAAATTGATGGCACAAGGCAAATTAACAGGTCGTCCTAATGTGGGGTTATTGAATATGTTTTTTTATGATCCAAAATATAAAAAGACATTACCTTTTTATGATACTTTTCCATTGGTGTTGCCTTTAGAGGCAATAGAAGGCGGATTTAGTGGGTTAAACTTTCACTATTTGCCACCAATATTAAGATTTAGGTTATTAGAACAAATGCAAAGATGGGCAACAAATAACAAAATGGATTCTACAACAAGGTTTGATGTTAGTTGGAAAAGAGTAAAAAATATACCTTTAGTTAAACCAACTATTAAAAAATATCTATACAAACACGTAAGATCAAGATTTTTAAAAATTGATGTAGTACAAGCAGCTATAGCAGTTTATTTACCAGTCCAACAATTTCAAAAACGTTCTGATACTGGTGTTTATTCAGCATCTAAAGGAATGATCTAATGGCAATACTTAGAGGTGGGATTCGTATTGGTGGTTTTGATATTAGATTAGGTTTACCACGTGATAGGTCTTTAGATGATGTAGAAAATGATCCAAGGTTTAGACAAAAAGCAGGTGGTAATCACGAAACAACAATAGGCCGTTTTCAATCTTATATTAATGAGGCAGAAGGATTTGCTCGTAAGGCCAGATTTTATGTTGAGTTTAATTTACCAAAAGGAAACACTGGTGGTTATTTGGGCAATTTACAAGGCATTGACGATTTAAGCCAAGTAGGTGTTTCAGGAACAACTTTAGAATCAGCAACAACATTTCCAGATTCAGGTTCTTTAAAAGCTGTACACGGTACTAATGGCCGTAGAGTGAGAGCATTTTGTTCTGCTATTGCTATGCCAGATAGAGATATACAAACAAAAGAAATTAGACACCATGGTCCAGCATATAAAATTGCTTTTGACCATAAGTCAGCAGATATTACAGCAACATTCTATTGTGATAAGTTTTTAAGAGAGAGATCATATTTTGAATTATGGCAATCGGCCATCTATAGTAATCAATCTAACAATTATAATTTTTATGATAACTATGTATCTGATATTAATATTTACCAATTAGGTCAATTTGCTAGTCGTAATGAAAGAGATGATATAACTTATGCTGTTCAATTATATGATGTGTTTCCTAAAATTATTGGACCAGTTGAATACAATTATGAAGCAAATGCTGTTCAAACATTTACAGTTACATTTACATTTAGATATTGGATTAACTACTTCTTAGATAAATCAGGCAATATTGATTTAGGATCACCAGCATTTAGAGATGTTACAGTTAAAAGTGGATATGGTATATTTGGAGGCCTTCTAAATAAATTACCACCAGAATTAAGACGTGCTGGTCAAGATGTATTAGAAGGATTAAAAAGACGTATTCCAATCGGGGGTATTACAGGTGGTAGAGTATTCCCTCCATTCGGCAATTTACCACCACTTAATTTATAATATAAAAGGAGTTAATTATGACGTTACCAAGAGTTGATGTGCCTACGTATGAGTTGACGTTACCATCAGAAGATAAAAAAATCAAATTCAGACCATTTCTTGTCAAAGAAGAAAAGATATTGTTTATAGCACTTGAAACAGGTGATAATAAACAAATGGTTGATGCTTTAAAAGAAGTTATTAAGGCATGCACGTTTGATGTATTAAAAGTAGATCAGTTACCAATATTTGATGTAGAATATATATTTTTAAATATTCGTGCAAAATCTGTATCAGAGATTGCTAAATTTAAAACAATATGTCCAGATGATGGTAAAACTTATGCTGAAGCTGAAGTTGATTTAACTAAAGTTGAAGTTCAAGTTGATGATGATCATACTAATAAAATAATAGTTGATGAAAAAAGAAACTTAGGTTTAGTATTAAAATACCCTACATTAAAGAATTATGATGTAGGTAAAGGTATAGAAACACTAGAAATTGAAAAAGTATTCAATGTATTAGTTGATTGTATAGATCATGTCTTTGAAGGTGAGAAAATATATCCATCAAAAGATAGTTCTAAACAAGAATTGAAAGAGTTTGTTGAGATGATGCCACAAGAATCATTCAGTAAAATCAAGAAGTTCTTTGAAACTATGCCTAGATTGAAACATGAAGTTGAAGTAACTAACCCTAAAACTAATGTAACAAGTAAGGTTACGTTAACAGGTATAGCAGATTTTTTCGAATTAGCCTCGCCCATAACACGCTAGAGGCATACTTCGAAACTAATTTTGCGTTGATGCAACATCATAAATATTCATTAACTGAGATTGAAAATATGTTGCCTTGGGAGCGTGATATATACGTATCATTATTGGTAAATTATATTAAAGAAGAAAACGAAAGAAACAGGGAGAAAAATAGGCAATGAGTAAATATAAAGAAGATATAAAAGGATTATGGCGACCTCTTATGGGTTGGTTGTATCTATTTGTTTGTTTATGTGATTTTGTGTTATTTCCTATTTTGTGGAATTTAGCACAAGCAACTTATTTAAAACATATTGTATTCACTCAATGGGCGCCTTTAACATTACAAGGTGCAGGTTTCTTTCATATTGCTATGGGTGCTGTATTAGGTATTACTTCATATGGTCGTACTAAAGAAAAGATTAATACTGAAAATAGTCAATCTTTAACAGAAGAAACAAAATAATTAAATGGCAGATTCAGATTTTTTAGATGATTCAAATAAACTAGTTGGTGCATTAGGTTCTACATTTGTTAAAAAGATTGACAAAATGCAGGCTAAAGAAGAAGCTATACAAAAAGATGTTTTTCAAGTAAAACAAACATTACCAAAATACAATGTTGAAGTTACTCAAGCAATTAAACAAGTTGCTGAATCTCAAAAACAAAATATCAGTTCACAACAAATAGTTGAATTAGGTAAATCTATACTTCAGGCAGTTACAGGTAAAGTAACTAGTTTAACTCAGGCTACTGTTAAAGAGTTTTTACCTATTGAATCTGAATTAAAACAAGTTGTTCAATTGTTACAGTCTAATAAAGAAGAAGATAATGAACAGGCATTTAAAACTATTGATACATTACAAAACAAATTGGGTATAGATTTGAAGTCATTTAGTAAAGATTTAGGTGATGGTATTGATAAGTTATTTGAAATAGCAGAAAAGAAAAAGACTGAGAAAGAAGAACGTAAAAGAATACATGAAGAAAAAGTTTCTGAATTAACTAAAGAAAGAGATATATTAAGAGAACGTGGTATCAATACGTATGTAGATGAAAAAAATATGCAATTGGAAATTAAAACATTTGCACAAGAAAAATTAGAAAAACAATCTATATTAAAACAAGAAAAAGAATTACAGTTTAGAGAAAAAGAATTAGCAAGAGATATTAAACAATTTAAAAAGAGTGATGGTAAAAATTTAGATAAACAACAACAATTGATCAATGATGAAAAGAAATTAACAGAAGATCAAAAAATATTATCAGAAAGAAAAGAAAAAGCAGGCTTAAGACCTGATGAAAAGGTACAAGGTCCTTTATCACAAACAGTTGGTGCGGCATATGATCAATTTAAATTATTTGGTCAAGAATTAGGTCAATTAGGTAAAGGTATTAAACAATCATTAGGTGGTATTAAAGACTTTGGTAAAGGTTTAGTAACTGGTGCGGCTAACTTTGCTAAAATGGCAATCGCAATGGTGCCTGTTATTATAGAATTTATAGCATTAGCATTACCAGTTATTGCTGTTGTTGCTGGAATTGTTGCATTGGTTGCGGCCGTAGCTTGGGCAGCAGATAAGTTATCTAATTTAAACCCAATGAATTGGTTTAAAAAGAAAAAAGAAAGTGAAACAGACATTTCTAATAAAAATGAAGAAAAAAATCAACTTACTGAACAAGGTTTGGAGAAAGATGGATCTGTAACTAAAGAATTACAATTAGAAAAACAGCCTAATATATTACCATCAACGCCTGGGACTACAGATAACGAACAGTTAATGATGCCTAGACAAAGTATATTACAACGTCAAATAGCACCAATTACAGGTGGTGAATTAAACAGATTGAGTGTTGATAATATTGCTACTAAAGAAAAGACTGCTGGAAATATGGTTGTAGCCCCAACAACTAATACACAAAATATAAGTAATAATAGTCAAACAGTTATGACTATGGAGCCTGGAAACTTTGATCGTTCTTTTATTAATTTAAATTCACCTGCGATACCAGTTTAAAAAAAGGCCACCCTTTCGAATGGCCTTTTAAAGTACTAGTAGAGAGAGATTCTACTCGTCATCTGCCAATTTACTAAAGTAAGACAACGTATCGTCATCATCACTAGCAGCTGTAGTAGTTTTACCATTACTTTTTACCGCACCGTTAGACTTTACTGGAGGGAGTTCAGCACTTTCAACAGTTGAGGTATTTCTAGTTCCCGTAATTACCCTATTCAGTTTCTCTTTGAGTTCATCATAGGTTTTAAAATTACTAGGGGCCAAGAAAGGCATTAGAGGGTACTGTTTAGACCAAATTGCTTTAATACTTTCGTCATTATCAGCAATTGCCTTAACAGGCTCAAATTCAGACTTGTCATAGTTCCAATAACCATCCACTTTTCTGATTTTCAGTTTAAAGTTCGCACCTTTCCAAAAATCAAATGGGTTGATTGGTTGTTCATCTTCAAATGCTGGTTGCATTGCTTCAGTAATCTTATCAAATATCTTTTTACCGAATTTGAATATGAATACTTTACCCTCGTTTGCTGGATGAGCAGGATCACTAACAACTAATATGTTAGAAAAATAAGATAATTTTCTTTTTCTTTTTCTTGCTATCTCTTTATCAGATTCAAC